GACAAAATAGGAACTGACTTACCTCTAATAGCAGCAATCTTTTTAATAACTTTCTTAACCGTTGGTTTGACTACTTTCAATAGTAGATCTGCCAGCGGTTTTGCTAATAGTGCTGATGTTGTAGCGATGACAGCAATACCACCCACTTGTGCTACCTGCCCCCCACTAGGAAGACCAGCAATAATCTGCTCGGGTATACCTACTGCTTCTGTAATCTGAATACATTCATTACCAGCTAGTTTATATTCAACAACTTTCTTTCTATACCCTTGCACGTATGTGCCAACAGGTTCTTTTGCTGCTTGTACTGGTGTCGGACATTCTACGACAGCACTAGCAATAGGTGGTGGAGTTACTTCTGGTGCTGGTGGCACTTCAGGTGAGTCAGGAGAATTGGTTCCGCCAACAACAGGAGGACCAGTCAGAATCATCTGGTTTGGTTCATAAGAAATAGGATTAAAACTGGGATAACCAGAATCGCAATACGTAACCAAACCATTTGGATCATCCTCTCTCAGTTGATTATTTTTAGAAGTATTAGTTTCAGTCGCCTCAACACATCCTGGAATATTAACTACAGGAGTACCAATGTCTACAACTACTGGAGCTGCTATTGGTAAGGATGTTGAAGTGTTATTAAAGTCATAGGTGCGTATAGTATTAATTCCAATATCTTTAATACTGATATCACCACCTGTAATAATAGGTATATCCATTAGCAATCATTAAATACGCTTCCAACTTGTGAACCAAGTGTTGACCCTGCCTTCTGTCCTAGTAGTAGAGCCCAACCACCTGCTAACCACCCCACGTAAGGGATACTCATAGCGGCAGGAACAGCAACTCCAGCAGCAAGGGCACTACCTGCCATCGCACCTTGTGAGCGTGCTCCAGCGTCCGCCACGATACACTCTATTTCTTTCGCAGACTTTCCCTCCTCGTCAGTTGCACCTCCTAGGTTCCTGGTGCCCTGGCGGGTGAACTGATCACGACGCCATTCATTTCTAACTTCGGATCCACCACCAAACAATCCTCTACGTTCTTTATCAACTTCCAGAGACCTTTCGGACTCCAGAACCTTAGGATCGTCAGCACGGAATTCAATTTCATATCCATCCTTACCTGCTTTAATTCTATAAGATGAGTAAGGACCCCGAGGGAGATTTAAGACAGGAGGTTGAACACTAGGTTCAGGTTCTTGTCTAACAATATAACCAAGTAAACCTATATGTGCTACAGCAAATACAGATCCTAAAGCAAGGGCAATCACCTTGACTGGTGACTTACTCTGCACTTGCTCGGTAACTTGCTCGGTCTCTTTTTTCTCGGGGTTGAATATACTCATGGTTAGAATGGCATGGTGGGACTAGGCACAGCAGGACCAGTCATCTCAGGAACAGATGGCATAGCACCTTGAACCATTCCTGGTAGTGCTTCTGTAATTGCTTCGGTGATAGCAGCAGTTGCTTTCTCCCTAGCACCTTCGATTAATGTATCCTTTTGAACGTAAAGATAAGCACCACCCCCTAAAACAGATAAAGAAACTAGACCAGACAATAAAGCAACGACATTAATCAATTTTTGCATCTTTCTTCTCCAATGTAGGTGCTTGCTTCGATTCATCCTTCTTCTTAGAAGGCATGACACCAAAAGTAGCTAAAGTTCCAGTGAACACACTGGCAATAAAAGTAGGATCGATATTTTTTTGAGGAATACCAGGAACAGTTACATAATTAAGGGTCAGAATTGCTGCTGACCAACCAAGAATAATAACTCGGACGAGAGTTGATACACCCTCGTCCGCCCACTCAAATTTGTTTTCCTTTTTGGTTTCCTCTTTCTTCTTTGGATTTGATTCCATGAATAAAGAGTAAGGCAGCTTTATTTATGCCTGTGCTTCTTTCCAAGAGAAACGTGCGTCGATGTTCTTATTACCATTCGTGAGATTTCTAACACGAATAGCAAGAACCTCAGGACCATCTGGGAAGATACCAGTTGGGTTTGGTGAAGTAGTATTAAGGTATTGATCTGATCCACCACCTAGAATAGAGTTAGAGATCTCTTTAACTTCTGATAGGTCGTAACTAGATACACCATTATCAGAATAGAATCCGAAGATAACTTCTCCTCCAGATAGTTCTGTTTGAGTTCCAAGAATAGCATATTGTGCTAGAGATGTACCACCAACATTAATCCAGTTAGTAGTAACACTAGTGACAGGATTCAACACCAACTCAACGAAGAACTTACCGTTAGATGAGATGTCAACCTGACGCAGAACCAACTGCATTCTGTTAACAAGTTCTCTAGTACCAAAGTTACCAGGAGTACCATTATCAACAGATGGTGCTACACGTAGAGCAATAATTGCTCGGGTTGAACCTGCACTAATACCACGCTGTTGTTTCGTAGCAGCAGTATAAATATATGCTCGGTCATCGTCTAGTCTACCATCCATGATAACGGATGAACCCCAGTGACTAATCTGTGGTACAGATGTCGCACCGATCAATTCTACACCTACAGGTTGAGTAGCATCATAAGTAAAGTTCTGTGCTGATGTTGATCCAAGAGGAACAAACTTAACAGATGATGGGTTTGAACTAGTAACTGCTCTACTTAGAGAAATATTACTACCACTAATAGAATGAACAAAAGTATCAGCAGGGATACCAGATCCAACTACCCTCTGTCCTTTCTGAATACCAGTTGCAGAAGATACAGTACCAGATGATGCACCCGTTGCCATAGTTAAGTTAACACTTGCGTTACCTCCTTGTTCTCTAGTAATACCAATAAATGATCCAGAGAATGCACGTGCTAGTGGAGACAACGGAGATCCAACCTGTGTATCAAGAGAGATACCAGTTGAATCGCCTTGAGTTAGAGTAATTTTAAATGTTGTAGATGATGGTACTGCAGCAATATAATATGGTTTGTAAGCAACAATATTTGAAAATGGTCTGTCAAAAATAATTGTCTGCTGACCACCAGGACTTAGACCATTTGTAGATACAACTTCGATAGTATTTCCAGATCCACTTACATTAATTACATCTTGAATAAACTGAGTTTTATTAGTGTAATTAATATATTCCTGAACACCTGCAGTAGCACCAGTAGTTCTCTTAACACGAAGAGTTCCTGATGATGGGAAGTGTGTTGGTGCTGTATTCAAGAACATCGTAGTGTCTCCACTAGAGAATGTCTTTGATGTAGTAGTAGCAGGAGGCATGGTGTTAACTTCATAACGAGCAGGTAGGTTACCTGATCTCATATATGCTTCAGTATTCTGGTTGTTGTTTGGAATCTTATGAGCGTAGATAATATCACCATCTAAAGCACGGAAACCCCAGCGTACAAAACCTGCGCCATACCAAGAATAGTCCATGTAGAACATTTGCATCTTGGTTGGATCAAGAGTATAACCAGACTTACCAGTACCATCACAACGGTCAATATTCCAGTCAGACTGATTCCATTCAGTCTCAACAGTTTTAGTTACAATCATATTCTCTGCAGCATTTGCTCCAGAATCGTTAGGTCCACGATAATCAGGGAAGATAACCAGCTGAGTATCAGAGATGATACCATCAACACGATAAGAAGAACCACGGATAACAACATAATCACCAGGCTTTAACTGTTTTGAGAACTTAGTACCCTGACCATTAGAAGCAGTATAACTAGAAACCAAAGTGCTTCCATTTGCTACAGACACTCTACCAGACAATTGGAAAGTAGATGTTCTACGGATTACACTAAGGTTACCACTTGCCCAACGGAAGAAAATACCATTCTGTTGGTCCATCATACCAATCTCCAACTTAGTTCCATAGGAATTAACTGGAGTTACAGTATACTGACCAGAAGCTTCTGTTTCTGATGGAGCAGATGTAGCAATATACTGGAAAGTATATGGGTCAACTACATTACTGACATCATAAACACCATTATAATTATTATCAGTTACATCACGAACATCAACAACTGTATCTCTAGTTACGTTATGTGCCTCAGAGGATACAACAGTTACAGTTGTACCAGATGCTGAGATGTTATCGATGTTTGGAATTGCTGGTTCTAGAATAGAACCAGTTGAGAACGCTACACCTTTACCAGACTGATAACGGAAGTAACGTTTTGTCTGCCTGATTGCCGCTTGGTTCTTAGAAGAAGAATTGGTAGAGAACTTAACACCACCATCAAAAGATCTATGTACAGATGATCCTTGTGGTCTAGGATATAGTTTAATAGTTCCTGTTGCAACAGATCCAGATGGTGAAGCATCAGGGAAGTAGAAGAATGTGGTTGGACTTTGTACTCTAGCAACAACCCATGATCCGTTTACATTAGTACCATCAGAACCAGCAATAGCAATTTCGTTACCAACTTCCAGACCATGTGCTTGTGATGTTGATACTTCAATCGAACCAGCCATCACACCAGATGGTGTGGACAAACTAATTGTTCCACCAAGAGAAGATCCACTAAAGTGAATACCCTGGTAGATAGCAGTTCTAGCAGGAGTGTATACATCTTGTGCTCCCTGAGTCCAGTCATACTTTGCGGTGTATGTGAATCCAACAAACTGTCCCGATGTGCTTACACTATCAATAATAAAAACACCATTTGCACCTTGGAATTCAGCGTCTTGAACATAGATAGCAGAACCAGCAGTAGGTGGATTAGAACAAGAAACCTCAATCACTCTACTATTGTTAGTAGTTTGCATCTCAGTAATCACAATAGGATCCTGTGACTTATATGCAAATGGGTTATTGTTGATCATCGCCAACCCTTCCCACTTGGTATCCTGAGTACCATACTCAAAGTCAGTATCAATCTGTGATTGAGGTTGAGAAATTTTTGATTTGTTTACAGCATCATTATATGTTTCTGCTGGTCTGATAGTTTCTTCAAAGTCATCGTAAATAATCTGCAACTTGTCTGTGTCAGACATGCTGGTTGTATTATATGCCAACACAACTCTGGTAGTGGTGTTGTTACGAATATCAGTAGAGATTTCATAAGTTGTAGCAACCAGTTCAGGATCCGAGAAGTTATAGATTACCTTGTTATCAGTAACGTTGGTAATGAGAACTAGTTGCTCGCGCTGAATACCACCAGGGATGATAACTTCACGCGCTGAAGCATCAAACAGGTAGTAGTTACTCTTAATGGATTTCCTTGCCATTACCTATGTTCCTCGGAATATTATTATGCTCTATCTATTTATCAGACACCGTACTTACCACGGGTGGCATTCCAGTTAGCTTCCCTAGCTGTATCTGTTAAATCTGTATCATAAATTCTAAGTTCTGCCAACCTTCCTTTGAATCCATTACCAAATCTGTTTGCTATCTGTTGT